TAGGGTTCCAGAGCCGATGTCGTTTGCTCCAAAAGCCATAGCAAATCGATAAACGTCGGACACAAATACCTTATTTACCGTAGTCGGAACCCCAGAAGCCCCTCCAAGACTGGACAAAAGCACACCCCGATTGCTGGTCCCGGCAGAGGAATCCCAGTAATAGATTTGGCTTCCACGGTAGGCAAAAAGCAGATCCTCACCAAAGTTAGCCTGACTCCAGAGACGGATTAGTTCAGGAGTTGTGCCTCCTACACCCCAAGTCCCAGCCCCCCAAGATCCTGCGCCCCATCCTGTAAACGGAACCTGTGTTGCAGCGCCCACATGGATTTCATAAGCACCAACCACAGATGCCCCACCGTTTCCGGAATCATTCGCATTCGCAGTTACAGCCGCTCCTGTCGTTGGGTTCTTGGCTACGATGGTGTAAGTATTGGCAGTCAGAACCTGGGCAATCTGGTAGTTCTGCTCAAGGACTGCCTCGGTGATATTTCCACCAGCGCCTAGACCGCTAGCACTTACCCCAGAGAAGGTCACAAAATCGCCTGTATAGGCTCCGTGGTTGTTGTCCGTAACGGTGATGGTCGAACTGCCATTAGAGGCTGCAAAGGTCACCTCGCCAGCCGCCGTAGTGGATCGGATGGGGGTGATGTCGTAATACTCTGCACCCTGTTCAATATAGAACTTAAGGTTAGTACCCACTCCGACCAGGTTTGCCCCTCCCAGGGTCACCCAGTTCCACAGCGACCGGCACACCCCCAGGAATCGGCTACTTGAGAACTGTTGCCAGCCGCCGATCTTCTCAGGGCTACCCTGACGGAAACGGACTTTGTCGCATTCGTACCAGCCGCCTTCGGTGGTATACCGGGTGTTTTCTTTGTTCACACCTGGTTTAAACAGTATCTTCTTGAGTGGCATGACATTACCCGTAAGGTCTAGTTCCAGCTTTATCAATAATCAGCTTCTGCCCACGGGGTTTGGCATCCGGGGTGTTCGGCACACTAATATGCGTCCATGAGTCAAATTCTAGGATGATCTGATCGAAAGGTACACCGTTGGCAATACACGCCTCAACCACCTGACGGGGCGTCATCCCAGGAACTCTGATATCTGCGGCACAGCCAAGCCGGTGTTGACTGGTGTCTTTGGACCCCACAGAGTCATTGACCTGTTTAGACCGAAAGCCGGAGTTGATCATTACAGCTTTGCCATCCACAGCAGCTTTTACATCTTGGAGCAGGGTGGCAAGTCGCTTTAGATTCTCAATCTCAGTTTCGTTGGGGGTGTTATCCCAACCATTCCGTGCCGCAGCATCAGAGCGGGTTAACTCTTCAAGGGTGAAATTAGGACTTAGCTGCATTTGTCTTTGCCTTCATATCCATGATTTTTTCAAGAGTCCGACCACCGAAGTAGAAGGACATAATCAACATCCCCCACTGGCCGAGTAGCTCCACATAGTTATTGTTGACCTCCAGATCCCAGGCGCTCATCAGACCAAAGGCGGTATAGGTCAAAAGGATGAACACCAAGGTCATGGGCCGGATGTTCTTGGATAGCCAAGAGTCCGACTTCATGTCGGCTTCCATCCGCTTGGTCAGGTTGTCCTGCTCGTTCATGTCGGCCTGAAGCTGGGCCAGTTCGCCCTTTTGCTGCAGCTCCATCAAAGCCGCCTGAGCCTTGGCCTTGGCCTCTGGGTCTGGGATGACCTTGTCGAGGATCTTGCCCCCGACCTCTAACAGTGTGCCAATAGGAATCATTTTTTCTCCTTTGCTAACATAGTCGAGGCGATATTTAGCATCGCTTTAACGTGGTCTAAATTGGCCGGAGGTGTAGCCCAGCCGACTGTAATTTGCCCGATGAACCTGTCTTGCTCCGGAGGTACGCTGATCCGGCACCCGTAGGTCATGCCCTTCTCGATGTACCAAAGCCCGACTTCAGACTGGGCGGTCTTGTATTCACTGCACGGAATCTCATTGGCCATCAGCGCCACGACATCCCGGTTATTGTTTGGGTTGGTGGTAAACAAGCCAACATCCAACCCTTCCATCGTCTTATCCCTGCCCTCTTTAGTGTAGGCCCGGTATAGCACCCTTGTTCCGAGGATGGGGTTAACCTTGAATATGGCAACCACTTGGGCGTTGGTATGCTTGAAAAGATGGCTTGCTGCATCGTCCACCCGGCCTTCTGCAATCTGGGGTAGCTTCTGCTGTTCTCTATAAGCGCCTACCAACAACTCTTTGTTGTCGTAAAACATCCACCCGGCAAAGGCCAGAACCGCCATCAGGATCAGGGCAAAGAGCTTAAACGGCGAATCAACATACGCCAAAACCTTGGAGAGCGTATCGTTTGCGTTTAATTTCTCTTCTGCCATCACCAAACCCTCATTGCTTTAAGTATCCCGTACACCACCAGCGCTGCCATCCCTAGCGCCAGCCACTCATTCCTGGTCTGCTTGCGGTCTGAATCAAACTCCCGCTGCAGCTCCTTCTTTTCCTTCCTAAGCCTTACCTCTAACTGCTCAACTTCCTGTATGGCTTTCCTGCCAAACTCCCGCTCAAGCTGTTTAAACGCACGTTCCTTCTGAACCCGGATGTTCCGTAAGACTCGGTACTCGTTGATGGCGTCTATGTACATCATGTCGCCCCGGCGCTGGACTTCCTGCTGCTTGCGGCGAAAGCTGACTCTGGCCTTGGCCTCGGCATCGAGGAAGGCGTTTACTTCTTTGGCGGTCTCTTGAATATCCTTCCCGGCCTTCAGTGCCTCTCGGATTCCTCCAAGCGCAGACTGAACGACCTTGGACGGGTCGGTTGGATCGGGCAACATCTCTCATCTCCATAGCACTATAAGTGCCGAAAATATCAGAGACGCCCCAAAAAGCAATAGCCCGAAAGCCGGGGCTACTTGCCTAATTTCTTGAGTGTCTGAGCTAGCCGCGCTCTTTGTCCTAATTTGCCTGGTTTCTTGGCTGCGGCTGCTAACTTTTTTGCGGGAATTTTCTCTCCGCTTTTGACACCAAGGGATTTTCGTAAAGCGCCTGGCTTTTTGATGGCCGACTGAATCCACTTCTCGCCAACCTTTCCGCCTTTCTTGGCGTATCCCATTTGATTACGCACATCTTCGGGCAGCATCGACAGCCCTTTTTGTTTATCTGGATCTACTGGTTTAAGTGCCATGATGGCCTCCTATATGTTGAACCGGGGTAATTTCATTCCAACTAATACCCATGAGATCTTGAATTGCGTTTTTAATTTCACCATTGTTTGTTGAATGCAACGGCTCAATGAATGTGTCCGGAGGAATAATTTCCTCATCAATAGTACGCAACGCATGAATACAAACGCATATTGTGTTGTCTTCTAGCGCTGTCAATCGGTGGTACTTGTCTTTTTGAACAAACACATAACCGGGAGCTTTAAATTCTTTTGCTGCCACAGCATTACCGTTTGGTCCGTCCAGAACCTCGTAAAGAACAGAACCTGAGCTAACCATAGTTGCATGATCGTAGTTATGAACATGACCGTTTTCAAAGTCACCTTCATTAACAAAGTGCATAAGTCGTGTAAATACATTGCTTACTGCAACTATTTGTACCTCTGGTGCGCTCATATTTTTACCATCCTTTTACTCTGTTAATTTCTACTATGTCTACACCTGGGTGAAACGTCATCTGTCCTATACACGCAATGTTCCAATCTGGGCCTGTCTGTTCGCTCCAACTATGGACATTGATCCTAACGTGCCTGGCCAGTATCTCGTTACCATTTTCAAATACTCGCCAAACATGTTCTTCACTTCCTCGGCCCGGTTCGCCTTTTGATTTATTAAACCGGATTAAATATTTGTTCAATCTCTGTCTCTGTCTCGACTCATAAAGTTTGAAATGCAGTATCTACCCAAACCTTTTCCGCAATCTTCTGGTTTCATTTTTACTTCTGTAACTTCATGTTCAACAACTCCTGGAATAATGTATGTTCTATTAAACCAAGGTTCAAATGCTAAACCGTAATTCGTTATAACTAAATCGCCACCTTCAAATGCTTTTGGTTCTTTATACAAATAAGTCAAAGAACTTAATATTGATGAATCTCTGTGCGATTCGTACTTAGATTCATTTTCGTAATAACTAACTAAAGTGCAATCGTAATTTGATAATTTTAAAAAACTGTCTATTACGCTTGGTTGTTTCACATCAATTTCATAAATCTTTCGATTTATTTTCAAAATTTTAGACGAATTTCTGTTCTTATAAAAACCATCTAAAAACAAACCTTTGTTTTTCTTTTTTGGAATTCCATCATCAAACCTAGCGGTTCCAGTATGCTCTGGGTCCATTAAATTATTTGATGCTAATAAAAAATCAAGTTCTAAAAAAATAAAATTTAATTCTTCTTGCGTGTAAGTATTGTCAATAATGATGTACTCAAACGGTTCTTTGCATAAAGTAACTTGCACTAATCACTCCGGCTTAATTGGCCACAGCACCTCTTTTGGATATCCAGGTTGCAATGGTATGTTTTGTAATTTTTTTTGATACTCAGCCCATTTTTGCCACTGACCTTTAGTTAGTTCTTGACGTAAAAGTTGTTGTTGTGCTTCTTCATAAAGAACTGCTATTTGATCATCTACATCTTTTTTTACTGGATCTGCGGGATCATTTGCCTCAACCTCTACCCAACAACGATCTGTAATACCAAGCCATGACAAATCTCCAAGTCGATCTTTAACACCTTCCATGCCAAATATTGGCCCCCAATTTTCTGGAAGAGGTTGCAGACCGCCTATGTTTTCACCCGTTTGCGGATTCTTTAGCTGCCATAGTTTCATTTTTTTCCTCAAGTTCTTTTATGTACTTTGCTGAATCGCCACCATTCCCACCAGCCATGTACACAACTTCATTATTTTCCAAAATTAATTTGTTATGAAGCAGTCCATCTTCTTCACCAATCATTAAATTTGGTGCGCCATCTAATTTTGTGTTTTGTAAATAAATTTTTGAATCATCATTTTCATTAACAAATTCTTTTGCATTTGCAATTATTTCTGCAATTCGTTTAGCTTCTTCATCATCGTACCCAGATGCTCCTAGCTTTTGAACTACTGCCATGTCATTTACAAACGGCGCATGACCGTTAAGGTGTTTCTTTTCTGCTTCTGAAACACGCCAGTCTCTCCAGCTTGAAAAATCTTTACGTGGAGTAATTTGCGCACTACATCCTACATTTGCAGCAAGCTGATGAATAAGCTCAATAACTTCCACTGGTTGCATTACACACCAAAGATGACGACCGCCGTCTCCACGCATCATAATTTCACTTGTGCCGCCAAAAGCTGTACCAACAGAAATAGATCTAGCGCGATTACAATTGCTTTCTCTATTTTCTAAATCAAGTTTTGCTTCAAGTTCTCGAATTTTTTTAATCCGATCAACTTCAAGTGCATTTTGATGCTCCTTGACTTTTTGTAAGGCTTCTTTGCGTTTCATTGTGGATTCCATGAAATAACAATTTGACCGCCGGGAGAAGCAACTGTGATTGGATAAGGCGCTCCAGGAGTTACAGGAACACAGTTAAATGTTGATGGAGTTGCTGTGCTTCCAGATGGTGTTGGCGATGTGCCTCCTGCATTTCCAGCATTTCCTCGGCCACCACCACCTCCTCCGCCACCTGTTGCTACAACTGGACGAAATGGTCTTTGGCACGGATTATTCATATCGACATACCCACCACCCCCACCACCGCCACCTGACCTAGTTGCTGCTGGCTTCAAAGGAGCAGGGCTGTAATTAGGGTGTAGACCTCTACAAGTTGGAGGCCCCATAGAATTAGCGAGTAAGGTAAATGCATCACCAACTCTTACAAAAGATGGTTGCCCATTTTTTAAAACAAAATTACTATCACCAGATCCTCCGTGACCACCTCCAGCACAAGTATACCAACAAGTAGGTGGTCTAGGACAAAAAGCATTGGACCAATTTACGTTAGCAGTCGGTCCCGAAACGCAAGGATAATTTCCACCACGAGCTACGTTTCTTTGACCGGGATTACCTAAAAAAGAAGTTGCAGTAGTTCCAGGGTTTCCAGAAAATCCACTATTTGTTGTACCAGCTCCACCGCCACCACCGCCACCAAGAAAAAAATTGGTAGTAGGTGGTTGGCCTGGAACTGGAGTTGGGCCAAACCCAGGTCCCCCATTACCCCCACCATTACCACCACTACCGCCGCCACCGCCAAGAGGAGTGCCAGCATTTCCAATACTTCCACCGCTGCCACCATTACCAGCCGCACCGGCCACTCCAGCATTTCCACCGGCACCGCCTGTAAAATTTTTACACAACCCAGATGATGTATTTCCAGTGTTTCCCGGGTTTCCTGCGTTTCCAGCATTTCCGGCATTGCCTGAAGTACCAGCTTCCGCAGCTATAGTACCAAAACAATTTTGTGCAATGCCTCCTTTTGATATTTGAGGTGAGGTATAACATACTGGAAGACTTGGAGCTGGAAATTGAAATCCTACTTGCGCAGTTTGGGGGAATCTCCCTCCTCTTATAGCGGCCCCACCCCATCCGCCTATATCGTTTATTACATAACAACCTGGGTTACCAAGCCTAGAGCCACCTCCAGCGCCTCCACCAGCACCAGTTCCAAAGTTACCAGCGTTACCAGGATTTCCAGCGTTTCCAGGATTTCCAGTTCCACCCTTGCCAGTAATGCTTACTTTTTTAACACCAGGAGGTACCGTAAAAGTTCCAGAAGCATTAAATGTTTGAGTGCCACCAGGAACCAAACCGGCCCCAAGCACACCAATTTTTGCTGATCCAATTGGCATTTCTATCTCCTACTTTTTAAGCCCCAAAGCTGGGCGCTTGTCAAATTTATGGTCGGCGTTGGGGCCGTCCTGTTTAACGTAATGCAACATAAATTGCACATTTACATCTGTTTCTATAGCTGGGGTGCGCCAATGTTTAACTTGGCATCCATGATAAACGCAGGCATCGCCAGGCTCAAGATAGTGTTCTGAAGGTTCAGACCCAGGAGCTTGCATCCAGATAGGCCAAGGTTTGCCTACGGTGGCCACATGGCAAGTTACCGAAACCTCGCAAGCAGGCCGGTCTGTGTGAGGTTTTAACTCATCACCTTTGGTATACACCCTGGTAAATGAATACGACGGGAAAAGTTTTGATCCGGTAATTTTTTCCATTTCTGGCAACGAATTAAGCAATACTGTTTCAATCAAAGGATCTGCATACCATGATATTTTGCTGCTATCCCCATCTTTGCCACCTTGATTATTTTCTGGATATCTTTTCAAAGCATTTTCAAGATAACGAGAAACCGTTTGCACTGATTGTGGATCAAGAAATCCACGAACAATTGTGTAACCTTTATTTTGAAATTCTTCTGTGTTAGTCATAGTAAAACCATCCCGTCACAATATATTTGTACTTGTCGGCTAATACAGGATTGCCACGATGAGCATGAGTGTATGCGGCTGGCCATAAAATCATTAAATTTTCTTCTGGTTTAACTCTTGTTCTTTGATATAAAAACTCAGTTTCTCCGCCATCACCATCTTCTAAGGAATTTAAATAAAGCATGTAAGTTAAAACTCTATTTGCAAACGGTGCCTCACCTTGTTCACAATGCCAAATGTGATAACCACCACCGGGGGCAGTGCGTTGCATTTTCATAACCGTTGCACGAATTTTTCCACTACTACGAAGTATTGAATATTTTTCGGTGTAATCTTCATAACACACTTGTAATCCTTTAAAAAATAAACTACAAGAATTTTTATCTTCAAACATTTCAAGATTGTGATTGCTAAGCTCGATTCCAATTTGATAATCATCTTTATGATGACGATCAGTCTTTTCAGATTTTTGACGGTTAGAACCTACACCGCCTTCTTCAAGACGATTAAATTCTTTAATAAGATGTTCGCAATATCCGGCAGGATATAAATTGCGGTAATAACCAATAAAATCTTTGTGTTCTACGTCGTTCATTTGAATGGTGGCCCCGATATCCAAGCTACTAGCGATTGACGATTTCCTTGCGTTACAGGGGTTACCTGATGCAAGGTCCAAGATGGAAATGCAACAATAAGACCACGTTGCTTTCTCATTTTTATTATGTCTTTTCCATGTGGCTGAATCTCAAGTACGCCACCTTCATAATCAACTGGGTCAGACAACTGCATAACAATTGACAGCTTTCGACATGGTGAATTTGTGTGTGGACCCATATCTACGTGCCAACCATACATCCCTTGTTCTGATTCATCATAGTTTGTAAGTTGAATTTGTTCTCCAAATCCAATTAAATCAAATTTGAAAAACTGGGCATTTAAACTTGATACAACGTGAGCAAGAGTTTCAAAAACCCATTTGGTGTCTGGTGTATTTGGCAACCAGTGAAGACCTGACCTACGAATTCCTGGGTCATTAACACCAATACCGCCACCGCCAACTTGCGCTTTTATTTGAACATTACGGGCTTGTTGTTGAAGCCAATTAATTTGCTCCTCATTAAAAGCACCATCCCACCAAGCAAATGGCTCTGTTCTTTCGTTGTAAGGAGTTAAAACATATTGCATTTAATTTTGTCTTTCTTTGCAATTTAATGTGAAATGAATAAATTTTGTTGGTGTTTCTACCTGATTAAAAGCAAACTGATGTGGGAGCCAGGCGTTAAAAAACATAAACGTGCCTGGGATCATATTGTTAAAAAATACTCTCGGAGATCCAACGCGAAGCTCATTATTGGCCATCATAAAGTCGGTCATAGCCTTGCTTGGTCTTGGATCTGAAAAAATTGGATATGACCCACCTTCTGGTGCTTGAAGAAAAAACAAACCGCACATCTGCGTATTAGCATGAACGTGCGGCTCGTGCATTCCACCTTGTCCTATTTCCTGTCCCCACATACCAGAAGTGTAAAACTCAAACGGGTCGATAAAGTAACCTTGTTGGCGTAGAAGATCGGTGGCAGTTTTGGCAAAGTAATCAGATAAGAAAAACAACTCTGGATCATTGCCAATGTGACCAGTTTGTATTACTGGCCATAAGTTGTTTTGCTCTTTGTTAATTTGCTTTTGCTGTTCGTAATACCTTTCTACGTTTTTTAAAACGTGATCGACCCACTCGGGCTTTTCTTCCCGATACAAGGCAGAAGGAAAATAGTGAAACTCATTCACTGGCTGACGTATTGCTGAATCACTTGAGCAAATGCAGTAATGTCAGCAGCAGAAATACCGCGCTCACCAACCGGCTTGTTTCGGTCGTTTTCCATCAATACATCACGGGCAATACGTATTGCTTCCATTCTGTTTGATGCTGCAGATTGAGCTTTATTGAACTCAATGTTATCAAGTTGTTCTTGAGTAAGTGCCATTTTAATGCTCCTTAAGAAAGGTTTTTCATGGGAAGTGAAACATAATAAGTGGTTCCGCCGTCTGGTGTCATAAAGAACCAAATATCTGTTGCGTTGGCCGTGGTCGTCCGGGTCACCGATCCATCAGGATACTTAAACGTACCACCCGCCAAGGTTACTGTACGTCCTGGCGTTGCATCATTAGTCAAAATTAAGATAAACGATGATGCGCCTGACGCCACCGGATACCGCAGAGTAAACGTGCAGCTACCAGTCAGGGTTGCTGTGAATACACCACCACTGGTTACATCAATATTGATTGCTGTACCGGTGTTACCCAGGGCCGTGACCGTGTCTGCGTATCCAATAGCTTTGATATACGTACCAGTCGTTACCGCTGCTGAGGTAGCCAGCAAGCTGGATGACGTAATAGCCGATGAAGCTCCACCGCCAAGCAGGACGTTATTGGCTGCAAGAGTACCGGACTGAGTTACCAGACCGCCGGTGGTATTGACAGCGTTACCTACGGCAGTAACAACGCCTGTTCCTGTAGTCGTGGTTGCCGGTGCTACCCCAGCTCCACCACCAAGTACGATTGCACTAGCGGCCAAAGCGGCAGAAGAAGCAATTGTGCTGCTTGATGAATAGTAGGGAATACCGCCGGATGTACCATCGTTAACTTCGTTTGAGGCGACCTTGACAAAGTCTGACCCGTTCCAAGCTACACAGGCGTTCTTTCCTGCTGGGATTGTTACACCGGTAGTGGCCGATCCTTTGACCACCACAGCCGCATTGGACTGGTTAATAACAATGTAAGCCTTGGAGGAGCTTGGGGCGATAATGTTTCGGCTGACCCCCGGAGATCCGGTCGGAATCAGGATTGCGCATCGAGCCTGGTTAGCTGCTCCAGATCCGGTCGTGGTTAGCGTCCAGTCTCCAGAAGCCACACTTGCCGTGGCCCTTTGCGCGACAGAATCCTCGACCAACTGAGTAATACTGTCGTTGACGGTTGTACCCCACGTACCGGATAACTCCCCGGTAGTAGGTAGGGCAAACCCTAATAAAGAGGTGTAATTAGTTGCCATTTTGTTTCCTTATGCTGCTACGTTGATTACCTCCCAGTTTGCTGCCTGGGCGTCATTAATCGTTGTCCATCCTCTAATTAAAACCGTCCCAACAGCGCCGGTTCCGGCAACTCCGGTGACAAGTTTACTATCGTCTACCTCAATTTCAACTGTTCCTATGGCTCCAGTAGCAGAAACTCCGGTCGGCGTGGCCGTGGGTGTTGGGATGGCTGCACTGGCTGACCCGGTACCGGCTACGCCTGTAACAGTAATATTGCTGTTGATAAAGAATCCAACAGTGCCTATGGCCCCTGTACCGGACACCCCGACCGGGATAAATGAATCATCGGTCTTGGTAGTTACCGTTCCAATCGCACCCGAAGCATCAACCCCGGTTACTGTGTAAGCCACCAGCGGGGTTTCGTTTCCTACCGCGCCTGTGCCTTGAACCCCAACCGCAGTAATTACTTTGCCAAGCGAGAAGCCAACTGTTCCTACTGCGCCGTTACCCTGGACGCCGTTTGGAATAACAATGTCGTCAACCTGGACCGAGAAACCGCCAATCAAGCCGGTTCCATCTACCCCAGCCGGAACGTAAGCAATTAAAGGTGTTATCGTTCCTACAGCGCCGGTACCTTCAACCCCGGTTGGGATGATTATTTCGTTGACGCTAATGCTGACCGTGCCTACTGCCCCGGTACCTTGCACCCCATCTGGGATGATGGTTTCATTAACGGCAAAAGTTACGGTCCCAATTGCACCAGTACCGGCAGCGGAGATTGAGGCATCGCCCCAACTACCGCCACCCCAGTGAATAGCACCCCAGCCCGATAGGTAGACGGTTCGATTAAACGGGATATTGTTAACCCCACCGGTACCCTGGACGCCAACAATCGCTGGCGTAACTGAGAAGGTTACGGTCCCTACAGAGGCAGTGCCTGAAACACCTGTAACGGTGAAAGCATCATCGACCTCGATGGAAACGGTGCCAACCGTCCCCGATCCAGAAACGCCGGTTACTTGGTAATAAGCGAGATCAGTACCCCAGCCGCCTTCGCCCCAGGGTACTTCTCCCCAGCCAGAGTAAACCGGCATCTCGGCCTACTTAGGCGATACGGATGATGGCGGTAGCTGCGGCTGCTGCGGGGAACTGAATCTGGAAGTCGCCCGACGAAACCTGCTGATCGCCACCAAAGCTCAGAACTGCGCAAGCCGGGTTACCAGCAGCGGTGTCGTTATAAATGATGCCGCCGCAGGTTGTGAAGGTTGCCGAAGTCCAAGTCGTGTTGTCAAAGTCACACACGGCGGTTGTTCCGTCTGCTACCGGGGTAACCGATACCAGGGTGTTTCCACCTGTCGTATAACCGTTGCCGTTAGACAACTCATCAGTACTTAAGTTGTCGTAGCTGGTAGTAGCTGCGCCGTAGGTACCCGATCCAGCCGCTGTGGCTTTCATCAAAGCTAGTTTAAACGTGTTGCCGGTTGATGCCGTGAAGTTATGAACTGCCTTCAGGATTTCGACCTTGAAGGAAGTTGGCATTGCGGTGGTTACTGTAATTGCCATTTTAGTTCTCCAAAAGTTTTGTTAATTCAGGATGCCCCGCATCGCGGAGCCGGTTAGTAATCGTCGTATGGTTTGATCTGACACACTGTCTGCCATAGCTCACCAATACCGAACGAATGTGTTCACGAAACGCCTCTGCCTGCTGGCGGATCACAGGATCGGCGGTTGCACTGATAGAAATGATTCGGTCTACGGCGTTATCGGCCAATTCCTCCGGAGTAAATCCCCGGCCCGACACGCCCATCGCTTTAATATCACCAAGTAAAGCGCCACCAGAAGCTGAAAGCATTAAGCCACCCTAACTCTAACTTGCCCATCCCTGTAGGCGTCCTGGCGGAGTTTGCCGTCTGCCATGTTCTTCAGGAGGGCGATTGATTGAATGTACCGGTCCTCATACAGCTTAACGAGGTCCGGCTCGCCTTTCATAAACGTGATCGCCTCAACCATAGCCGCGTTAAATAGCGCAGAGTCAAAGTTATCACCCAGCCACGAAGTACCCGCAGTAACAATACTCGGAGGATAGTAGCCATAGTGCAGCTCCATCGTGTACGTTGCGTTTGGGGTTGGGCCAAGAATAAACGTGTTTTCGTCAAAGTAAGCGTAATGCGTGGGTTTACCAGTTACAGCCGGAAAAGGAAACGCCTGGCGGATGTAGTTAACATCTTTGTTAAGTAGGTACTCATACGCCCCGGTTGTCG